AGCAGAGGCGGCTACGCCAGTCAGAAGGCCAGCACCAGCCAGCAATTTTTGTTGAAGTTTGTTCATTTGGATTCTCCAGAGAACGGTTGAACTACGGAAGGAAACGGATTGAGACGGCTTACAAGTTGAAAACGTCCCCCCGGAGGCCCGCGCGTGGCGCGGACCTCCGGGGCGAAGTTTTCTAGGTAACGTGGTTCATGGCCTCCCGGAACTTGGTTAGAAGAAATCCCCCGGTAAATCCAAGTGACCAAACCGAAACAAGCTTGGCGCAAAGAAAAAAAATGTCCTCTGTTGTCATGTTCTATAACCAGTCTTAAAACCGACGAAGGCCGCAAAAAAAAGCGCGAAAATTAAAAGCAACGATTGAACCGGCCATTGATCCATAGTTTCAGTGCAACCAAGAACCTTAGTAGTACCTGATACCGTAACGGCAGGAGTGCCATCAAACGGCGTTTTGGTGACAGTCCAAACAATGGAATTAGCAGTAGTCGAAGGCAGTCCGACAAGTGATACCGCGCCAGATGTATCAACGACGGAAACATCCTTGCGGAATTGAAGTACAGCAGCACCGACAGACGGATAACAAATACCGTTATAGGAAATACCCATTAGGCGGCACTCCTTGACCAATACCAGTCCGGCGCAGCAGCAGCTTGCAATTCAATGGTGCGAATGCGAATAGGCATAGAAGCCACGTTGCGCGGCTCTGCAATGTCGATACCGAATTCGCGTAACTTCTTGGCATGACGCCAAAACGTGGTTCGGTTCATGATTCGAGAAACATCTTCTCCACGAAGCCATGCCGAAGCGGTACAGGCCACCCCAGAAGGAAGATTAGCAGGGTCGAACTCCTCAATGTCAGGTTTGACCCGACGAAGTACCTCGGTGCGATCCTCAAACAATTTGACAACTTTTGACATGTTCCAATCTCCCGCCCACGTTAGACCCGCTTCTCGCAGATAGTCCTTTGAGGCTTTCACTTCCACACGAACAACGCCGTTATCACGGCACCACTGATAAACCGGATTTTGGCGCATCAATTCGCGCTCAATATCACCTTTGCAATGGTCTAGCATCTCGTCAGCTTTGAGATAGGCTTCCGTTTGGCAATAGTTGAGATTGCCCCAAGCGACGGTTGATTTACCGAAACGACGCTTTTTAACCCTTGATACGCTTTGACCATCCAGCCAGTTAAGGACGGCTATGGCGTCTTTTTCCGAACCAGCCATGAAATTGCGGGTCACATGAATCGACCAGACGCGAGCGCCGTCGTGAAAATTCCCATCGTCAGCCTGACAGACATAGCCGGAGAATTCCGAACGAGATGCGAGCACCCCATCAACGCCGTAAATTAATTGCGTGGAGGCCGCAGGATCACCGACAGCGAAGGCAGGCAGGCCTTGGCTTAGGTTGATCTGATTGCAAGCGGCAAAGGTTGAATCCCAATCAAGATTGAACACATTATCAGAGCGCCCGAAGCGCCCCGGATTGCCTTTTTGCTGAACTAGGGTGCCATCGCTGGAGACTTGCACGCGAGTGTTGTGGCTTCCCTGAATCCATGCCGCTTTAATCCGCTCGGGGAGAATTTCCTGCGACTCAACAGCGGAGCCATCAAAGGAAATATCGCCGGTTTCACGGAAGGCAATGGAGCGCAGACCGGCAAGAGATTTAATGGAATTGGGACGAAATCGCTGACTCAGAACAATGCCGTCAATGAAGGTAGTTTGTTTCATTATGAAACGTGTCCCCCTAGTGTTCTATGGGGAGGGGGTTAAATTTCGACCCATCCCCGATGAACTTGACACAGCCGAGCGTCGGTGTAACGCGCCGGTCGTAATACCCACAATGAATATCTGAACTCACTCTTTGCTTTCCATTAACAAAATCAAAAGGATTGGGCAGAGCCAGCCGGAACAGACATTCAACACAGGAAGAAACGCCCTCACGCACTGCACATGCGCCGCCAACTTCCGAGGCCGACGAGAGAGGGGAGGGCGTAACCATAATCAAGCAGCCGCCAGAAATGCCGGTAAAGGAATCGGACGACCGCGAACTACACAATCGGGCTCATCATCAAACTGAGAAACCCATGATGCAGCTACGGCCAAATCAAAAAACGAATTCGTGACATATGGGAGACCATCCAGATAAACCACGTAAACGTAAACAAGATCGACCGGCATGATTAAGCAGCCCGTTGAACCGGAACCGGCTTGCTTGCACCCGTAACAATGGCCTCAAGGCCGAAGGAAGAAACACGGCTCCCGATTTCAACATCCAAATCACAGGGAAACTGGAACTGGCCGAACTTCTGCAAGGCTTCCGGCTCCATGTCCAACTCTTTCGAGCCATAGCCAAAACCTAGGCGCTTCATATTGGCATTCGCGACGATTTCGACTGGCACCTGAATGACCAACTTCGCCATGTTGTAAGGTTGGCCGCTCTTTTTGCTTATCCCGGTCATTTGATAGACGCCCAAAGCATGTACGCGCATTTGATTACCTCTTTTGAATGGTTGAATCCTTGGCCCGGTGTGTTGGTCTAAGGCATCGCAAAAATGCGATGAACGAAAGATATTCGCAATTTTGCGAAGTAGTCAAGTCGCAATTTTGCGGCTATGCTCAAAGTAAGAAAACCGCAAAAGAGGTGCAAAACATGAAGCAAAGTGAGTATTTGGACGCAGCAAAGGAACGACTTAACTTGCCAAGTGACTACGCTCTAGCAAAGCGCCTCGGAGTCAGTCCGCAAAGCATGACGGGATGGAAAAACGGCTCTCGAAATATCCCGCTAGACATGGCCTATAAACTGGCGATAACCCTTGAAATCGACCCCGCGCAGGTGGTGGCCGATCTGGAAGCACAGCGCGAGAAATCGCCAGCACGTAAGGAATTCTGGCAGGGTTTTCTACAGCGTGCAGCCATGCTAATCGCAATGGTGGCGTGCACGCTGGCGTTGAATTTTTCCGCTACTTGCGAGAGCGCCGCGGTGCTTTTTGGTGGAAATAATCGCCGGCTTCACCGCGCATAATTTGGCATTACGTCAGCATAAACTTTTCGCATTGTGAGAATTGCTGCGAAAAGGCGAAAAAACCCCGCGTTTTTGAATGTCTGGATAACGGCTAGGCCGCCGTGAACTTGTTCGATTATTTGTCGACCGCTGCGCTAGGCTGGTCAGCAATAAAGAAAGGTTGTCTTAACCCTTCCGGCGCGGCGTCGCGCCTATAGCGAAACCCCGCATGACTCAAAGGCGCGGGTTTTCTATCTCAGATCAGAGGGTGATCGACTGCGGCGAACGGTGAAAAGCGCCAAGCATTTCGAGCCGGTGGAAATGCTTGATTCTGTCTTTTTCGGGCAGTTTGGAGAGCGTGACGGCAAGCGGATGCTTTGACTTTCGAGCCGGCTCTATGTTGCGCTGCTGACGCAGCTTGGCAACATAGTCGACGCCAAAGAAGGAATAGAGGAAAAGAAGGATTTTGTTTGGACGAGGTGGAAGGTAGCGCCCTTCCCGATGCCAATTACTGAGGACGGTATGGAGGCCGACCGCGTCCGGATGATCACGGTCGAGGAACCTTTGCTCCGTGTCATAGGCCGAGTACAAATCTTTAGCTTTGTACCACTTGCGGTCAACAACGAGCGAGTCACGATCACAGCCATGTTTGACGATTCCAATGTGCATCTTCGGAAAACGTATATCAAGGCCGATCAGTTTAGATAGCCAAGTGACGCCCGGTATCGGCCATTTATCCGTACGTTTAACGGCTATGTGATATTCGACTTGCGTGGAACGGAGTTGCTTATCGACTTGCTCAAGGCCTTGCATCTGGTAGTAGACGTGCCAACGCAGCTTGCCGGAGTGAATGAGCCAGTCAAGTAACGGCTGGCGTGTTTTGTCGCCCCACTGGCGTGCATTGAAAAACTTGCTGCACTCGTCGAGAACGATAATTCCATTTTGTTCCTCGTTGATGGCTTCGCCTTCATAGCCGATCCCGATGGCGTTCATATCGTCCGCCGTGGGCGTATCAGGCAAACGGATGAAATTGGATTTATTCCATGGTGTAAGAATGTCATCCATGAAGATATCCATGTTCGTGGCTACCTTGCGACCATCCCGGAGCGCATCACGAATCAGACCAGCACAGAACAGCCCCTTGCCAGAACGCTTTTTACCAGTGACGGCAAAATCAGTCATGCGGCTGAAATCCGATCAATAGACTTTTGAGCGAAGTTGTAAGCCCAACGTGAGCCGAGAGCCGACATGATGGCAGCAAGGCAAAGGCCGGCATTATCGGGAACCATCATTGCGCCGAGCTGGAGAGGCTCAGGAAGGACGCGAACGATACCGCTCAGAAGAATATTGATAGCAGCGGAGAGGGAGAGCATCAAAGCAATGCCGCCACCGACAGCAGCGGAGCCTACAGCAGCCTTTTTTGCCAACATGGCCGCAAAGAAGGCCATGATGTTTGATGCGATAGCGGCAACCCAAATAAACATAATTAAGCCTGCTTTCCACCAGCAAAGAGAATCCAGCCCAAGGTCATGGCCGTTAGGAAGTAAAGGACGTAGCCGGAAATATCACGGATTTTGAAAATAGTAGGGCAAGCATCTATGGTTTGATCGAATCCACCGACATGGAATTGCCACGGAGAACAGGAAGCCGTTAGTTCAGGGGATTGCCATCCAAAAATTACGCCATGATTAGCGAGGCCAGAACTTGCGACCCCATCGATTGCCGACTTTTGACCATCGAGTTGCGCAGTGATGGCATCTTTTGAGCCCTGCGAAATATCGCTTGGATCAGTGGGCGAAGTAAGTTTTTTTAATTCGGCTTCGATACTTTTTTGCGTGGCTTCTTCGTTCATTCCACCTTTACAGACTTGCAGGGAAGGATTCTGAGCACAGAACGACTCGCCTTGCTTGTCCTGAGTTTCATTTGATACACCCGGAGTTCCAGCTTGACCGGGAGTAGCGCCAGCACCGGTAGCACCGCCGACACCAGTCGTTGTGGTGGTGGTGGTGCTGGAACAAGAACCAGCGCCGGTACAGGTTTGCGTGGTGGTGGTGGTGGTGCTGGAACCATCGCCATGCGTTTTTGTGGATTCAGTTTTAGTGACTTTTGGCGGATTAGTTTCGCCGGGAGTGCCGGGCGGAACACAGACGACTTTGCCGGTTGATGTAGTCATGACACCTTGCCCCGGTGCGCAGGGTGGTGGCGTTGGATCAGGGGCGGTTGATGGCGCTGGAACAGGTGGGTTATTGCCGTCAAAGGAGCACGTCCCACCCGTTTTAGTGCCAGTACCAGAACACCACATTGGAGACGGCCAGACAGCGACAGCGCCGGGAAAGTGAGCCGTACAGGAAAAACCGGTAGTGGGCGCAACCACACAAGAACCGTCGCAATAGGCGGAGCCGGAACCGGGAGGAGGCACATAGTCAGGGCCGGTAGCCATGCCTTTGTATGAGGTGCCGGAGCCGGCTTCACCTTGCGTACAGCTTGGTGCATCACCGGAACGGGAAACAGAGGACGAGGACGCGACAACGCCATTAGCCAATATCTCGCAGAATCCGACGGAATCGCTGGACATGGTTAGGCGCGAGGTGTAAACGACGTCCCCGGCGTTTGGCGGTTTCAATACATCGCAAGCGGCAGTTGCGGAACCGTAGGAAATACCGTCGTGTTGATTTTGCCAAATGTAAGCAGCGTTCGCCGACGACATGAAGAAGGCAAAAAGAATAAATAGATATTTAGATTTCACAGAACGTCCACTCCCCAAGAGGACTACGACAACCTTTGTAGATTTTTTGTGGGCCGGTTATCGGTTTGCCGATTGAATGGCGAATTTCGGGCAACTGGTAAGGAACATCCTTATAACGGCGCGGCAGCTCAGGCGCGAGGCGTTCAATCCATGAAGGGTTTTCATGAGGACGGCCATCGTTCGGTGATTTTTGAAGATCATCGAACCAGTCAGCAAAGACGAGAGAGGGGAGAAAAAGGACGGCGATCGCCGCCCCTTTCATAGAACAAAAAGCCATGATTAGACGGCTTTGTTCGCGCCCTTCTTGAACAGCTTGATAAGGACGAAGCCACCAGTCACAGCGGCGACGATCGGCCAGATCACGGCCAAAACATCGGTGACGCTACCGGAGATTTCGCCGAAAGCGGCGGTAGCTTCGGCAGGAAGGGCAGCGTGAGCAGAGGCGGCTACGCCAGTCAGAAGGCCAGCACCAGCCAGCAATTTTTGTTGAAGTTTGTTCATTTGGATTCTCCAGAGAACGGTTGAACTACGGAAGGAAACGGATTGAGACGGCTTA